AAGGCCACTTACAACACGGAGTATAACTGATGAAACACAAAACGGTAGAAGTAAAAAACGTATTACGAACTCAGGAAATGTTCGAAAACCTGCAATCCAGAAGCATGATCACCCCTGGTATCGGGCTTATTCACGGCCCATCAGGTTTCGGTAAAACCACAACCGTCACTTATATGTTCAACGAACTGACGCTGGCCGGACACCAGCCCTTATACGTGCGTTGCTATGCCACCGACACAGCCAGCAGCCTGCTTGCCCGCATCATGAACGAGATGGGTGCAGATCCAATGTTTCCTCTGCGCCGGATGGTGGATCACATCATCCGCAATATGAACGAAAAGGGCCTTGCTCTGTTCGTTGATGAAGCTGATCACATTGTTGGCCAAGCTAAGACAATGGAGACCATCCGTGACCTTTACGACAGCACAGAGCAGCCAGTGGTGCTGATAGGCATGGAAGAAATAGCCCGTCGTATTTCGCACCGCAAGCAACTGTTTAACCGCATTAGTGAGTGGGTGGAATTTAAAGCCGCAGATATTGAGGACGTTTACCTGTTTGCCACAGAACTGCTGGACGAGCGTGTGCGTGTAGGTGAGGACTTGCTTGAGTTTATCCGCTCTAAATCTGCTGGCGAGGTCCGCCGCATCTTGATTGCACTTGAAAAGATTGAAAGAGCAGCACTGGCAAGTGATGAAAGCTTTATTGACCTTGCCAGCTGGGGTGATCGTCCACTGTTCCTGAGTCATCGTCGTTAAGTCGGAGCCATCCATATGAATAAACACGAATTGGCATGGAACTACATGAAGCAAAAGGAAAGCTTCGAAGTGACTGAAGTTGCTAATGCTGTGGATATGGATATCGAAACGTTCCGCAAGTCTGTTAAGCGGCTTGAGGCAAAAGGCTTCGTGACTGTTGTCAGTGGTCCAGGTGTGGCTGGTCGTCCTTTTATCTACAAGGTAACGGCCAGCAATGACGCAGAACCGCAGTTTGGTCGTGGAGGAACTAAGGGCAGTCGGCGTGTGGAGCGTAAAGGCAAAACCGGACAGCAACTGATATGGAACAGCTTACGAATCAACCGAGTGGCCACTATCAACATGATTGTGGCTGTAACTCAAGTGTCGGCACTTACTGTACAGCGTTATCTGCACTCGCTTGAGAGGGCTGCGTATGTTGGATTCAGACGCCCAGATTGGAAAAACAAAAGTAATCAAGAGCGGATTGGTGATGAAGGGGTTTGGATGCTTAAACGCGAAACAGGTCCTAAAGCTCCAATCCTGAGGAGAGGCGAGGGCTTTTGGGATCAAAACGAGCAAAAGTTTTACCCATTTATTGAATCGGACGGTAACAAATGAAGTGGCTGCATGTGTTACGCCAACAGGTTGAACTCAACGGGCAAAGGCCCGTTGCAGAAAAGCTGGGTGTCAGTAATGCCGTGGTTAGTCAGGTAGTGAATGAGAAATATCCTGGCGACATGAACCGCATTCAATCCCTGGTTGAAAGTGTCTACATGAGCAAGACAGTGTTGTGTCCTGTGCTTGGTGAAATAGCCTGGCACGCCTGTCATCAGCATCAAAGAAACGAGTTCACCAGTAACCCACAGAAACTACGGATTTATCGGGCTTGTCGCAGTGGTTGTGACAATTCGGACCTACCCGTTACGCAGAATATACAGCTGGATGCTTTAGCAAAGCGTGGCAACACCAGCGCGAAATATGACGCCAGTGCTGTCATCAGCCGTCTTAGTCGGCAAGCTGAAAACGAAGGCGGAAGGCATCGTTTGATTGATCTACTGCAAGACGAGTTACAAAGCCTTGCAGCCCGTTTCAACAAGTTAGTGAAGTGAGGCCAGTATGAAAAAAACAAATGAAATTAAGGCTGCTTTATACGGTGCAACAGTTGCTGTTGACGCGCTTGCTGCCATTGGCTGCATAGTCACAGATGTGTGTTTAGGCAATAAGCATCCAGTGATCACAATCGAAACACCATCAGCTGATTTAACTCCAAAAGGAGCTGAAGTGATCAGCATCCGAAGCCAAGGCTCTGATCCAGTGCGAATTCAGGCAGCTCGCTATAAAGGCTGTCTGGTGACCTGGAAAGCAGCCCCTGCAGCGCTAAGTAATTAATCCCCCCAACTATCATCGCTAGAGGAACCCCCACATGAATTTACCAAACCAGCTACAGCCAACTGATTCATTAATTCCAGAGGGCTATTGGAAAGATGCAAAAGGTGCATTGATACCAGAGTCTAAAGTGAAAGAAATCGATAAGGCACGGGATCAGTTAGTCAAAGAACTGATAGCTAAGTCCATTCAGCTTAGTACTCAGATGGCGGAGTTTAAACGTCAGTCTTTTGCTGATATTGCGGCTTTTGTCGAGTTATCAGCAGAGCAATACGGCGCAAACCTTGGAGGAAAGAAAGGCAATTTATCGCTCTATTCCTTCGATGGCCGTTTCAAAATTGTCCGCGCTATCTCAGACAGCATCGTATTTGATGAACGTATCCAAGCCGCAAAAGCTCTGATTGATGCCTGCGTTAAAGACTGGATTAAAAACGCTTCAGATGAAATTAAGGCCATTGTCGACAACGCTTTTGCTACCGACAAGCAAGGCAATATCAACACTGGCAGAGTGTTGCAACTGCGACGCTTAGACATCAAAGACGAACGCTGGTTAAAGGCTATGGAGGCCATCAGCGATTCACTGCAAGTAGTCGGCAGTAAGTCCTACATTCGCGTCTACGAGCGAGTAGGCGACACCGACCAGTACAGACCTATCCCTCTGGATTTAGCGGCGGTGCACTTATGAGCCAGTTAAACCGCCCTAACGATGAGTTGATCCAGCAAGAAATTGCTGTGGCTTTGAGCCTCAAAGAGCAATACGGCACTAACCAACCTGATCGCACCTATGAAGATGGTGTCACTGATGCTTTGTTGTGGGTACTTGGCGGTGAGCGGCCGCAAAGTGCAGAGCCAATGTCGGAAAGGTTATTTAGTTAAACAGCGAAACATGCCGGTGTTTTGCTGGCATGTCTACTCAGCGCGGTGGCTGGGTACTGATGAGCAGCCAAGAGGTAGCAATGAATCAAGCAAACAAGATGAATGGCCAGTACAGCAAGCACTCGCTGATACGCCTTATTCATGTTGCCAAAAGCCAGCTGAACATGGACGAAGAAAGCTACAGAACGCACCTGGCGTTTTATGGCAACAACAAAAACAGCAGTGCTCAAATGAGCATTTCAGAACTAATGGCTGTGTATGAGGCGTTTAAAAAGCTGGGTTTTAAAGCTGTTTTAAAAGCCGATAAAACAGCAGATAAAAAGCGTTTAAGCCCAAGCACAGAGGACGGTCCGAAGGATGAACGCAGCGCAATCCGAGCCATTTGGATTTTCATGGCCAAACATGGGTTTATCCGGGATGGTACTGAAACGGCCTTAAACCTTTGGGTTAAGCGCATGACCGCTGATCTGAATTGCGGCGAAGGTATTGCAGAGGTGCAATGGGTTCGCAACGAAGATGCAGCCAAGCTGCTCAACAGCATCAAATTTTGGTGTCGACGCTGTATGTTCCAGGCTCTGGAAAAACAAGGGCACACCATACATCGCCAGGCCAGCTATATGCAGGTGCTGGAACGATTTGAAAAGCATATGGGGAAAACAGCATGAAGTTAGGCCGTTGCCCCGTATGCCATAGCCATATTCACCTGGATCAACTGGTCCAGGATGAAGCAGGTCGCCAGCTGTTGGGCTTAGTGTCAAAGCTGGGTTATCAACTGGGGCCAGCTCTGGTCGCTTACCTTGGCCTGTTTCGCCCTGAAAAGCGCGACCTGACCAACGACAGAGCACTTAGCTTGGCTCAGGAAACTTTAGCACTTACGGATAACCACCCTTTGCTTGCTGAGTCTTTACGGGAAACTGTAACTGGTATTCAGAACAACAGGATCCGTGGCGACAAAAAAGCCTTAGCCAACCACAACTATTTAAAACGAGTGATGGAAGCTAAAGCCGGAACTGAGCCAGTAAAACCTGTGAAATCATCTATTGAGCTAAAGCAGGACACCCAAATTAGTGCTGAAGAGAACAACAGGTTGTTTCAAGAGCGAATGAAGCAG